TGGCAAATATCCTGATAGCCGGTAAGCTCCGGGGCTGTATCTTTGGTGCCCAGCCCTAAAAACGCAGTGATTTTGCTTTTTTCCCCATCATCTGAGCCATCCCCCACGCTGATGAGGCAATGGGGAAACAGTTTGTCCGCATCCCCCTCATACTTGAGCGGCGGCAGATTTCGGATGTACACCTTCAGGTCATGGATTCCAGCAGCTTCGGTCAGGGCTTTTACTCGCTTTTCGAGTTCTAAATGCAAATCGTAAATTGTCATTTCAGCCCCATCACCCTTCTGATTTCTTTCTGCACCTGTGCCTCCAGATACTTCTGCCCCTTGCTCTGGATGGCAAAAGCAACATCCTGGCTTTTAATCATGCTCGGGATGCTCAAGCTGTACAGTTCAGCAATCTTTTCGTCTTTTTTCCTGCCTGGGCGCGGATTTTTTCGGTATACCCCCAGCATTCGCTGGAAGATTCCCGGGTGCCCGTTTCTCATCTGCACAACAAAAGCCTTTGACCTGTCGTAGCTTCCCCCCATTTCTTTATCCGCTACCCTCTTTTTTGCCCTTGCCAGATATACCTCCGGCTTTTTGGCAGGATCAGTGATAATTTCTTTTGGAGTTACCTTAAAGCCATACAGGCGTGTTTTCTTGTTATCGCTCGATGATACAATGCCGGTAAGGTCCCGCCGGTTCGCTTTTTTGAGTTTCAGCGTTTTCTTTACCTCCGGCTGTTTGATGATGTACTTTTCCTTTGCTTCTTTTGCCACCATCTTGCTCACCTGCGTGATGGTGCTGTTGATTGCCCGCTGCAGTGCCACCGGTGCCTTTTCCTTTTGGGTGAGCATCTGCTGTTCCACGCTCTGGATACTCGGTACCGAGATATGCAGTTTGAGCCCCAAATCACTCATCGGTTCGCCTCCAACAAAATTCGCCAGATGATTCGTCCGCTCACCTGAGCTACCTTATAGGTTTTGCCATCAAAGGTGAGGTGCGCCCCCTCGGCTGGCTTGCCGGGAAGGTCCTGCGGTCGGACTAAAATCAGCTGGCGGGCTGT